ATGGAGACATACCGACCCTCGAATGTGGCTGAATATTGCGCATTTTATAACCTGAACTTTACTGATGTGGGAATGCGATGTTGCTTTTGTAAGGCATGGTTAAATTGTGTGGAATTAGCCAGTTTTCACTATAAAAGCTTAAGTTTGTTATGGAGAGATAATAATGTTTTTGCATGTTGTTGCCAATGTTTGCGTTTATCAGCAAAATATGAGATGGAAAGATTTTATCGCTGTTCTGTTAAAGCAAAGATAATTGAAGATGTTGTGCAAACACCTTTAATTGAAATTGTAATTCGTTGCTTTCATTGCTTTGCATTGTTGGATTTAATTGAAAAGATAGAGCATAAATATAGAGATGACTCGTTTCATTTAGTAAGGCATTTTTGGAGAGGAGAGTGCAGACATTGTTGCAGAAAATGAGAGGGGACGTTGCTACTATACCAGACATTGTTTTAGACACTTTGGTGTGTCCTGATAACCTATATTGTGACGAATCATTGCCACCAGATGTGGAACCGGAGGAGGAGCGCTATAAAATTGATACTTATTGCTTTGATTGCTCAGCTAGACTTAGATTATATGTTGTCGCGTCGTCCTTTGGAATAAGAAGCTTTCAGCATCTATTACTGACAACTCTGCATTTGACCTGTCCCGGGTGTGCTAGGAGAAATATACAGCATGGGAGATCCAACTAAAGGTACTTTGGGAAATCTTAAAGATTGGTGTTTTATTACTGAAGCTGAATGTGTAGACAGTATGGACACTTTATCAGAATTATTTGATGCAGATACCGATGCATCTAACGTTTCAAACCTGATAGATGACTTGGATACTGTAGATGAGGGAAATTCCCTGGCATTGTTCAACGAGCAAGTAAGAGAGGAATGTGATAAAGCTATTAGTGATTTAAAACGAAAGTTTATCGGTAGTCCGGAACGGTCCCTCGAAGAGTTAAGTCCACGGCTACAGGCTGTTCATATTTCGCCTCAAAGACTTTCCAAAAGACGTTTATTTCAGGACAGTGGCATAGAAGATGAAACTCCAGATACTAATGTACAGGTAGATTCTTTAGAAAGTAATGTGGCGGGAAAATCTAATTATGCTAATGAAGAAACAGTCATTTTGCAGAGCAGCAATGCTCGAGCAATGTTACTTTATAAATTTAAAGAAAAATATAATGTACCTTTCACAGAGTTAACAAGGACTTTCAAAAGCAACAAAACATGCAGCCATCATTGGGTTGTGGCTGCATTTGCGGTAGCAGAAGAGCTAATAGAAGCGTCTAAAATAATTTTACAACAACACTGTGAGTTTATGCAGCTTATACCGGCAGATTTTTCAGCATTGTATTTATTAGAATGTAAAAGCACTAAAAGTAGGGAAACTATTGTTAATTTGTTTACAACAATATTGAATGTGCAGGATTGTCAATTATTATGTGAACCTCCAAAAAATAGAAGTGTTGCTACAGCTTTGTATTTTTTTAAAAAGAGCATTGCAGGGATTGGGTATAAAGTAGGTGACTTTCCACAATGGTTATCAGCATTAACCATGGTAGATCATCAAATGGCAAGTGCGGAAACCTTTCAATTATCAGAAATGGTCCAGTGGTGTTATGATAACAATTATGTAGATGAGCCAACTATTGCTTATAATTATGCATTATATGCTGAAGAAAATAGCAATGCAGAAGCATTTCTAAAATGTAATCAACAAGTAAAGTATGTAAAAGATGCATGTACAATGGTTAGAATGTACAAAAGACAAGAACAAAGAAATATGAGTATGTCTAAATGGATATTTAAATGTTGTAATGAAATTAGTGAGACACAAACAGAGCAATGGAAAGATATAGTTAAATTCTTAAAATTCCAAAATATTAACTTTTTGTCATTTATGATAAGTTTGAAACAATTATTAAAAGCAATACCTAAAAAGAGCTGCATGGTAATTTATGGACCATCCGATACAGGCAAATCATATTTTTGTTTTGCTTTAATGAAATTTTTAAAAGGAGCAATAGTGTCATATATGAATAAAAACAGTCATTTTTGGATAATGCCATTGTTAGAAACTAAAATAGGATTTTTAGATGATGCTACACAAGCCTGCTGGACATTTTTAGATATCAATATGAGAAATGCATTTGATGGAAATTTTGTTTCTGTAGATATAAAGCATAAGAATTTACAACAAATCAAATTGCCTCCAATGTTTATAACCACGAATGTTGATGTTACTAAAGATCCAACGTATGCCTATTTAGTTAGTAGATTAACATGTTTTGAATTTCCTAATAAGTTACCATTTGATGAAAGTGGGAATCCTGTGTATAATATATCCACTGAATCATGGGCTATGTTTTTTAGAAAGTTTTCCAGACAATTAGAATTGACAGAAGACGATGCAGATGGAGACCCAGGAAACACTGACCGCCCGTTTTGTTGCACAGCAAGAAATACAATTGGCTCTAATTGAAAAAGAATCCACTAATTTACAAGATCATATACAGTATTGGAGTGCTGTTAGAAAAGAACATGTGCTTGCCTATTATGCAAGACAAGAAGGGTATACAAGATTAGGATTACAACCTTTAGCTTCTACAGCTGTGTCAGAATACAGAGCTAAAGAAGCTATTCATATAGTTATATTGTTAAAAAGCTTGCTTAAATCAGAATATGGACCTGAGTTATGGACCTTAGCAGAAGTAAGTGCAGAAATACTTAATACACCTCCAAAAAACTGTTTTAAAAAAGGCCCATTTACAGTGACTGTATATTTTGACAATGATACTAACAACTCTTTTCCCTACACATGTTGGAATTACATCTATTATCAAGATGACAATAATAGATGGCATAAAACAGAGGGTCAAGTGGATGCCAATGGGCTTTACTTTAAGGAAAAAAATGGAGATGTTACCTATTTCACAGTCTTTCAGCCTGATGCTGAAAGATATGGACATACAGGACAGTGGACTATAAAGTATAAAAGTCAAACTATTTCTGCCTCTGTGTCTAGCTTCTCAAGGTCCGTTCCAGAGCCTCCGCCAGAGAGTCCCGAGCCCTCCCCGGACACCCCATCCACTTCGAAAGTCTCTGGAAAGAGACGGAGAGAGACCGAGGAGGACTCCCACCCCGAGTCGCCCTCCTCGTCCAACATTGAACTTCGACGACGACGAGGAAACCAACAAAGAAAATCAACCACCAGATTACGAGGAGGAGCAGCTGGGCGCAGCAGCAACTCTGCACCAACTCCTGAAGAAGTGGGGGCAGGAACTAGATCAGTTCCAAAACACGGTCTGTCGGGACTTAGACGACTTCAAGAAGAGGCTCGGGATCCGCCATTAATTTTATTAAAAGGTCATCCTAATACTTTAAAATGTTGGAGGTGGAGATGTAAAAATAAATATTCACACTTGTTTTTAGCATGCACTACAGTTTTCCACTGGGTTGGAGATGACACAAATAAAAGTACTTCTGCTAGGGTTCTATTAGCTTTTGCGACTGTATGTGAAAGACAAACTTTTCTAAATACTGTTCCTTTACCAAAAGGCACATCATATGTTTTAGGAAATTTGGACAGCTTATAACATGCCTATAAGAAGAAAGCGAGCATCACCGGAGGACTTATATAGGGCTTGTGCACAAGGTGCTGACTGTATACCTGATGTTAAAAATAAATTTGAACAAACTACACTTGCAGACTGGCTGTTAAAAATATTTGGAAGTTTAGTTTATTTTGGAAATTTGGGTATTGGTACAGGAAGGGGTTCTGGTGGTTCATTAGGATATAGGCCATTGGGAGAGGGTGGTACTGGGCGTCCTTTTGGTAATACACCTGTTAAACCAAATACAGCTGTAGAGACGCTACCTGTAGATGTTATCCCAGTTCCTCCTGAGTCATCTGCAATAATACCTTTAGCAGAAGGTGGTCCAGACATTAGTGTATTTACTCCTGATGGAGGACCTGGTGTAGGCGCTGAGGAAATTGAATTATACACAATAACAGACACCACTGTTACTGGTGATTCAATAGGGGGGAATCCTAACATAGTCACTTCGGAAAGGGGTGTTTCTGCTGTATTGGATGTGCAGCCTATACCTGAAAGGCCACCTCAGGTGCTATATGATCCATCTATTGATGCAACAGCCCAGATTAGAATTGTTTCTTCAGATCCTGCTCTGACCCAGGATACAAACATTTTTGTAGATCCATTTGTGGGTGGTGAAATAGTTGGCAGTGAAGCAGTGTATGAAGATATTCCTTTGGAGGACTCAGGATTTGGTCAGATGGATATAGACGAACAGCCTACAACTAGTACTCCTACACAAAGATTGGAGACCACTTTAGTTAGAGCCAGGGAACTGTATAATAAATATATTAGACAGGTACCTATAAGTGATCCAATCTTTTTACAACAACCTTCCCGCCTAGTTCAGTTTGAATATGAAAATCCCGCCTTTGATCCTGACGTCACTCTAGCATTTGAGCGGGACTTGGCATCAGTAGAGGCTGCACCCAATGAAGATTTTGCTGACATAGTGAAACTTAGCAGGCCACGGTTAACTGAGTATGCTCCAGGGGTGGTTCGAGTGAGCAGATTGGGTGAAACTAACACTATAACAACGCGCAGTGGTACCACTATAGGTCAAACAGTGCACTTTTATTATGATATTAGTAATATAGTAGAAGCTGAAAGTATGGAGCTACAAACTTTAGGAGAACATTCAGGCCTATCCACGATAGTAGATGATATACTCGCTTCTACAATAGTTGATCCATTGAATAATGCAGACGTTGCAGTTACAGAAGATGATTTATTAGATACCTTTACAGAGGATTTTAATAATGCACATATAGTACTACATTCTGTAGGTCAGGAGGATGAAGATATTATATCTTTGCCTGTACTGCCCCCTGGTGCTGCTTTAAAGGTATTTGTTGCAGATGCTGGCGATGGACTATTTGTTTCTTACCCAACGGACATCGATACAGCTATTACAATAAACTTACCAGATGGATTACCTATAGGTCCCAGTTATTATGTTGGGGTTGATAATGACTTTTATTTACATCCTTCCCTAATTCCCAAAAAGAAAAGAAGACGATTAGATTATTTTTAATGTTTTACAGATGTCTTCTTTGTGGTTGCCAAGCGCTGGTCCATTGTACCTTCCTCCTGCAAAACCTACTGCACGAGTATTAAGAACTGATGAATATGTAACTGGTACAGATGTGTATTTTCATGCAGGCAGTGACCGCTTATTGATTGTTGGTCATCCATATTTTAATGTATATACAGGTAACGATAACAACAAAAAGTTAAGTATTCCTAAAGTTTCTTCATGTCAGTATAGAGTATTTCATTGTAAATTGCCAGATCCTAACAGGTTTGCATTAATAGATCAAAAGCTTTACAATCCCGATAGGGAACGTTTGGTATGGAAATTCACAGGAATGGAGATAGGTCGTGGTGGTCCCTTAGGGATTTCCTCTACTGGCCATCCACTATATAATAAAATTAGAGATACAGAAAATCCCAATCAATATCCCGGAGATGGCGCAGAACAGCGGATGGATTTTTCCATGGATCCTAAACAAGTTCAGTTATTTATTGTAGGATGTGCACCAGCTACAGGTGAATATTGGGATGTAGCAAAAAAATGTGAAGAAGGACAAAAAGGAGATTGTCCTGCAATACAATTAGTAAACAGCACAATACAGGATGGTGATATGGGTGATATAGGTTTTGGAGCTGCTAATTTCAAAGCTTTGCAGGAAGACAGATCTAGTGTCAGTTTAGATTTAGTGGACACTTTCAGTATATGGCCAGATTATTTACGGATGACAAAAGATATTTATGGTGATAGTTTATTCTTTCATGGAAGACGGGAGCAACAATTTGCTAGGCATTTGTGGGCCCGTGCAGGGACTATGGGTGATGCTATACCAGAGTCTAATTATTTACACCCTGCAGAAGGTTCTCCTCAGGAAACTAATTTAGGCTCCCATATCTATTTCCCTACAGCGAGTGGCTCGCTGGCCAGTAGTGACAATAACTTATTTAATAGACCGTATTGGTTACGAAGGGCTCAAGGAACTAATAATGGAATATGTTGGGGAAACAGTTTGTTTTTAACTGTTCTTGATAACACTAGAGGAACCAATTTTACTATTTCTGTATTAAAGGAAGATGGTAAAACTTTGGATCAGAATTATAAATATAATGCTGCTGACTTTAAACAGTACACTAGACATACTGAAGAATATGAACTAGAATTTATATTTCAACTATGTAAGGTAAAGCTTGAACCAGATGTTTTAGCTCATATCAATGTAATGAATCCTAAAATACTTGATCAATGGCAATTAGCTTTTGTACCTCCCCCTCAGACTGCTTTAGAGGATGCTTACAGATATTTGCGAAGTAATGCAACCCGCTGTCATTTACCTGACGAAAATGAGGAATCTCCAGATCCTTATGCCAAAATGAACTTTTGGACTGTTGATCTGCAAGAACGGTTTTCTTCAGATTTAAGCCAGCATGCTTTAGGTAGGAAATTTTTGTATCAGATAGGCCTGCTAAATGGCAAACGTCCTCGCACTGTTTATGCAGAGCAAAGTGGAACGAAAACTGTGAAACGAAAACGTACTAAATAGAATGTTGTTTACAATACTGCATTTCTGAGCCATGTGAGCATATGTTAATAAAACAATTTATGGTGTGTAATACTTGTGTGGTTATTGACTCATGGGGGCAGCATAGTTTACCCCACCTTTGTAATTATGTTTGTCATAATACACTATAAAAGGCTGGACACCTTTACTGTGGTCAGTTCTTCAGTAACAGTTGGTGAAAACTACCACTTTTGGTAAGTGACAAATGCCCGAGGGCATATGAACACCGTTTTCGGTTACCGTGCACTTTAAAGCAAGTGCAGACAACCTAAAGTGATAACATCTTTGGCAGCAACCGTTTTCGTTTCTGGCTGCAAATCTTTGCACCGCCTTCGGTCATAATTGTTTCTAGAGGATGATAGTTGCCAACTATCATGTTACATCCTTTTATAGCGACCGGGAACGGTATATAAATTTGCACATCTGCAGAATTTCATTTTCCAG